TGGCGCCCGAGACGTAGGCGCCCGAGAGGTTGGCGCACGAGAGGTAGGCGCACGAGAGGTTGGCGCACGAGAGGTTGGCGCCCGAGAGGTTGGCGCACGAGAGGTTGGCGCACGAGAGGTTGGCGCCCGAGAGGTTGGCGCACGAGAGGTAGGCGCACGAGAGGTTGGCGCCCGAGAGGTTGGCGCGCGACCTCACCGCCGCTTCTAGCGCATCCCGCGTTGCCAGCCCAGACGCTTGGCGCTCCACCGTGGTCTCGTGCGTGTACAGCACGGCATCGGTCCAGCGGTTGCGAATCGTGATCGTCGGCACTCTGCATCTCCCCGACCCGCCCCCGCCGATGTGGTGGGTGTTGCGAGCCGATGGGATGTATTCTGGTCCCATAAACGGGATCGCGCAAGTCCCAAAAGTGGGATTTTTTGGGCGTAGGTAAAAACACCTAGCGTTGCGCCAGGTGCGCTAGCGTTTGCCGGCCGTCAACTTCAAGGCGGCACGCAGGGCGCGGAGTGCTTCCCTTTCCTCTGGGGGCACCAGCAGTTCCCACACCTCTAGCCCGAAAGCTTCGGCGAGGGGCTGCAACTCGTCCACCCCGGCAGACACCGCAGCGCGGCGCCACCGATCCAGCGTCCCATTAGAGATACCCGTCGCCTTGGTGAGCTTCGGGAGCCGATCTAGGTCGGCCCGCTGTTGCATGAGAGCGATCAAGTTAGCGGCCACGATGTCTCGTGGTCGCATGGCGCGATGGTGCCGGAACAAGAATCCCGTTCGGGGGACTTGTGTTATCCCGTAAGTGGGATTACAGTCGCTGACCATGGCGCAACCGATCCTTTCCATCATCCGCGAACGCCTGAAGGCGGCCGGGGCTTCTCAGTGGCCCGGCATCGCGGAATCAGCGAGCGCAGCGGCTGGCCTTGTGGGCGACCGGCGCATCACATCTCACTCGCTGCGAAAGCTGGCGTATGGGGACCGTGACAACCCCGGAATGCAGCACGTCCAAGCGCTGTGCGACCACTTCGGCATCACTGCCGTGGTGGAGGCATCCAAGGGCGGGCGCAAGGCGAGGGCCGCAGCATGAGCGCCAAGAAGAAGACAACGACCGAGGCCGAACTGCGCGAGTGGCGCAAGCAAGGGCTGTCGTACAAGCAGATTTCCGAGAAGTTGGGCCGGTCCATGAATGCCGTCGCTTGCGCGATGACCATCCTTGGCATCAACGGCACGAAGGACGACAAGGGCGCCGCACTCGACGAGCGGGCTCCGCTGTACTACGAGCGCTTGAAGGCCGGCTTCAACACGAAGCAGATCGGCGACGAGTTCGGCATGCACCGGATGACCGTCGTGCTTGCGCTGAAGCGTTCGGGTTTCCCGACCTCGCACATGGAAGTGCTTCAGCGCATGGCCGCAGAAGCCGCTCACGTCACCACCCCCGAGGGGGTGCAGGCATGAGCGCCGAGACCCGCATCACATCCGTGACCGTCGTCCCCGCTGGCGAGCCCCTGTGGTCCGAAATGGCCACCGTCGTCTCGATTGCAGACGAGGGCGGCGATGAGTTCGTAGCCGTCATGCAGTCGCAGGCCAAGGGTGAGCAGACCATCAACATCGACCCGAGCGAGTGGCCCCACATCCGCGCGGCCATCGACCGAATGATGGCCGAGTGCAGGACGTTTGGCGCCGAAGTTCCGGGGGATTGAATGCACCGCACCTACCGCCTTGCGTTCATGCCTCGAAGCCGCCTCGCCATCGTGCGACACCGCCCGATGCGCTCCATCCCGGGCCGCCGTGAGCGCACCCATGCCTCGGCGTGGCACTACCGGCAGCTCATGGACGGCCTCGCGCTGATGGCCCAGGCCGAGCGCATCGCCGCTGACGTGGCGCTGGCAATGGTCGAGCCGGGCGGGAGTGCGTGAAGTGGACATGCCCTCATCGTGGACCCGGCTGGCCGCTTACACCGTGAGCATGGGCAAGCGAATTCCCTACATCGGTTGATGGAGATTCGTACAGTGCCTAACCCGATTCCTTTGCGGTATCGACTCCTCGAACTGGCTCGCCGCCCCGGTGGCATCACGTCAGCCGAAGCCCAAGCCGAGACCGGCGCCTGCGGCAATGCCGTCTATGACGCCCTTGGCGGATTGCGCCGCACGGGGCAGGTGTTCGGTGTGCGGCTGGCGACCTGCAACGCCATGCGCATCTTCGGCAATCGGGTCGAGGCCGAGGAGTTCAGCGTCAAGGTGGACGCCGAACGCGCGGCGATGCTGGCGGCAAACGTGAGCCGCCGCGCGGAGTCGAATGCCCGGTACGAGCAGAAGCGCGCCGAGAGGAAGAAGGCAAAACGAGCCGCGTTGCTCGAAGTGGCGAAGTCGAAGCTAGGGGTTGCTGCGCCCGTGGACACATCGCGCGCCATCAAGGCCATGCAACCCCAGGGCGCGGTGGATCTGAGCCATGCGCGCATCACCATGTGCCCGAGCGGACGGGACATGCGCTTCACCGCCGACCCCGCGACGACGCCGAGCATCTTCCGCGCGCTGCCGCTGGGCGCGACGCTGGCGGGAGCGCGAGCATGAGCAGCTACACCCACAAGCTGGCAGACCCGCCAGCCACCGAGCACCGCAGCCCGTGGGACACCATCGGCGATGCTCTCAAAGCCTTGCGCTCACAGCCCAACATCACCCGCGTGGAACTGGGCGAGGCCATCGGCGCGCACAGGTCGGGAAGCAGGACGGTCACCGGCCTGTGGCGCTGGCTGATCGACAACGGATTCGCGGTCGAGAGCGGGACGCGGCTGATCAAGCGCGGGAACCTACCCATCATCGCCGTGGAGACGATCTCGGTGGCGCCAGCCTGGGCCGCGCATAGGCCGGCGAATCCGCCTGCATTCGTGATCGAGCGCGGGTATCTGGATGCGGTGCAGGGCATCGTCAGGCCGGGGAATTGGCGCCGGGTCGAGATGGCGGGCGGGAAGGGTGGGGCGGCGTGAGCTACAGCGACTACATCACGCGCAAGCTGACGCGCATCCCGCCGACCGGCATCGCGTCTTCGGTGACGCTGCCACCCTCCTTGTTCCCGCACCAGCAGGCGCTGACCGCGTGGGCCATCAAGCGCGGCCGGGCGGCGATCTTCGCCGACACGGGCCTCGGCAAGAGCCGGATGCAGCTGGCGTGGGCCGATGCCGTCGTGCGCCACACCGGCAAGCCGGCGCTGATCCTGGCGCCGCTGGCGGTGGCTTCGCAGACGGCCGGCGAGGGCGCCGAGTTGGGCCTGCAGGTCAACGTGTGCCGCGACGGCGCAGAGGTCGGCCCTGGGATCAACATCACGAACTATGACCGGATGCACCGCTTCGACGCGAGTGCATTCGGGGCGGTGGTGCTGGACGAGTCGAGCATCATCAAGCACCACGACGCGCGGACGTTCGGCCAGTTGACCGAGGCGTTCCGAGATACCCCGTTCAAGCTCTGCGCGACCGCCACGCCGGCCCCGAACGACTGGACCGAGCTGGGCACGCATGCCGAATTCCTGGGCGCGTGCACCCGCCAGGAGATGTTGGCCGAGTTCTTCACGCACGACGGCGGCGACACCAGCGTCTGGCGGCTGAAGGGCCATGCTCGGCAACTGTTCTGGCGCTGGGTGTGCACCTGGGGCGCGCTGATCCGCAGGCCGTCCGATCTGGGGTTCGACGGCGCCGCCTATGCGCTGCCGCCGCTGCACCTGCACCAGCACACAGTCGAGACGGACATGCCGACGAACGGCATGCTTTTCGCGATGGAGGCGCAGACGCTGAGCGAGCGCCGGGACGCGCGGCGCGCCAGCATGGCCGATCGCGTGGCCGAGTGTGCGTCGATCGTCAACGCGGATCGGCAACCGTGGGTTGTCTGGTGCGACCTGAACGCGGAGGGTGACGCACTCACGAAGGCCATCGACGGCGCTGTGCAGATCGCGGGCGCTGACGACCCGGACGTGAAGACGCAGCGGCTGGAAGACTTCGCGGCCGGGCGCATTCGCGTGCTGGTCAGCAAGCCGTCGATCTGCGGCTTCGGCCTGAACTGGCAGCACGCCGCCCGCATGGCGTTCGTCGGTGTGACCGACAGCTACGAGGCGTACTACCAGGCCGTGCGCCGCTGCTGGCGCTTTGGCCAGAAGCGCGACGTGCACGTCCACATTTTCACCAGCACGGCCGAGGGCGCCGTGGTGGCGAACCTGAAGCGCAAGGAGCGCGACGCAGTGGCGATGGCCGAGAGCCTGAGCGCCGAGACGCGCGATGCCGTTATGGCCGAAGTGACGGGCACCACGCGCACCACCAACACCTATGAGGCCGGCCAGCGCGTGGCCGTGCCCGCATTCCTGAAGGAAGCCGCATGAACTGCCTCGATCAAGTCATCACCGACAAGTACGCGATCTACCACGGCGACTGCGTGGAAGTGCTGCGCGGGTTGCCGGATCAGTCGGTGGGCTACTCGATTTTCAGCCCGCCCTTCGCGTCGCTGTACACCTACTCCAACAGCCCGCGCGACATGGGCAACGTGCGCGACGACGCGGAGTTTTTCGAGCACTTTGACTACCTCATCGCCGAACTGCGCCGCGTCATTAAGCCGGGCCGCAACATCAGCTTCCACTGCATGGACATGCCGGCCAGCAAGGAGCGAGACGGGTACATCGGCCTGAAGGACTTCCCGGGCGACTTGCTGCGGGCATTCCAGCGGCACGGGTTCATCTTCCACGCCAAGGCCACGATCTGGAAAGACCCCGTGACCGCGATGCAGCGTACCAAGGCCCTGGGCCTGCTGCACAAGAGCGTGCGCGAGAACGCCGCCATGTGCCGGCAGGGCATCCCGGACTACCTCATCACCGTCCGGGCGCCAGGCGAGTGCGAGCGGGTGACGCACGGCTCCGAGTACCCGGTGGACCTGTGGCAGAAGGTGGCCAGCCCGGTGTGGATGGACATCAACCCGTCCGACACCCTTCAGTACATGAGCGCCCGCGAGCACGACGACGAGCGCCACATCTGCCCGCTGCAGCTGGACGTGATCCGCCGCGGGATCATGCTGTGGACGAACCCGGGCGACATCGTGCTGAGCCCGTTCATGGGCATCGGCAGCGAGGGCTACGTCTCGGTGCAGATGGGCCGCAGGTTCGTCGGCGCGGAGTTGAAGGCGAGCTACTTCGCTCAGTCGCGCGAGAACTTGGCGGGCGCTGTCGCGAAGACGGTGGATCTGTTCGCCGAGGCCGCATGAACACCACCAGGCCGACGGCGGGCACACGATGAAGCGCCCTGCATCGCAGTACTACTGGGGCGACTGGCGCCGCGACACCGCGCTGCAGGCGTGCTCGATCGCCGCTCGCGGTCTGTGGCACGAGATGAACTGCCTCATGCACGACTGCGAGCCATACGGCCACCTGATGGTCGGCGCGGCGCCGATGCGGCCGGCACAGCTGGCGCGCCTTGTCGGCATCACGCCGAAGGAATGCGCAGCGCTGGTGGCCGAGTTGGAAGCGGCCGGCATCTTCTCCAGGGCCAACAGCGGCGCCATCTTCAGCCGCCGGATGGTGCGCGACGAAGACATCCGTGAGCGCCGCGCGAACGGCGGCCACGCCGGCGCAGCGCACGGCGCGAAGGGTGCCGCGCACGGCGCGAAGGGGGGGAGACCAAAGGCAGGCGAGGGGGGTGAAAAAACCCCCCTTCCACCCGACAAACAACCCCCCCCTGCATTTGCATCTGCATCTGCAATACCTTCTATCCAGGTCGGTGCTGACTCCACCACCGTTGGCGCTGGCGGCGATCTTCCAACCGACCCGCCCGGAAGCCCGGGGGGCGAAGACCCGCCGCCGGATCGCGACGACCCGCCGCCCCCGTCGCCGTCCGTCGCCGGCCGGGCCTGCCTGCTGTGCCGGGGGGCCAACGTCCACGACGTGAACCCGTCTCACCCCGACCTGCTGCGGCTGCTGGACGCCGGCGTGACCCCGGAGGACATCGGCGACACGGCGGCCGAGATCGTGAAGGCCGGCAAGCCGGCGCGGTTTGCCTACGTGCTCCGCACCGTCGAGAGCCGGCGCAGAGAGGCCGCACAGCGCGGCGCCGTGCCGGCGGCATCGCCAGCCGCCACCGTTCCCGGCGAGCCGACTGCCGCCTACGTTGCCCGGCAGCGCGCCGAGGCCGAGAAGCGGGCCGCCGAAGACTCCGGCCGCCAGACGCCCGAGTCGATCGCCATCCGCCGAGAAGCCGCCGCGAAGTTGCGCGAGGTCACGGCCAGCCTGACGAGGACCGCATGAGCCGATCCGAACACATGCCGCCGCACGGTGTGCCGCCGCAGATTGCGGCTTCCGCATCGCTGCTGCCGTGCCGCAAGTGCGGCTACGACACGCCGCACCCCACGCTGTCCGCGCTCGGCGGGCAGTGCAGGCAGTGCCACGACGACTGGTGCCGCGAGGGGCATCCGTGGCCCGCAAAACTGCCGCCCGTGCCGCGCGAAGTGCCGGCGGGCCGCGTCTGGGCCTGGGCGCTGTGGCATCGGGAGCAGGCCGGCGAAGACCTGTCGCCGGTTCAGCGCGCCGCGTGGCGTGCCGTTCGGCGCGAGCGCCCGCAAACCGTCGACGAGGTGCCAGCGTGACCGCGATGAGCTGCATGGGTGGCTGGTGCCGCATGCGCGATCGGTGCGGGCTGTACGCACCGGGTTCGCACGATGCCGACCCGGCCGAACGGCTGTGCCGGCCGGGCAAGGACGATCCGGAACGCGCGCGGGCATCGACGACCGACAACCAGTGCACCCGCTGCGGCAAGGCCGGCCACCGCGCCAGCCAGTGCACACAGCCGGTGGCGCAGCGCGAAGGAGCCGCAGCATGATCGTCCTGGCCATCGACATCGGCCTCACCGGCGCACTGGCTGCTGTGGACAGCCGCGGCGCGGCCCGGGTGCGCGACCTGCCGTTGACGGCAGACGGCGAGCCCGTGAAGCGCAAGGCGAAGGCCAGGGGCGAGAAGCCCACGATCACGCAGCCGATGCGCATCGACGGCCGCGCGCTTCTCTACGCCATGCGCGAGTTCGTGCCCGCCGGCGAGTCGGCCATCGTGGTGATCGAGGACGTCAAGCCGCGCCCCATGGGCAACGGCGGCGCCCACGGCAACACCATGCACAGCCAGGGCAGCCTGATGCGCTCGCGCGGGATCGTCGAGGCCGTCGTCGACATCAGCCGGCTGACGCTCCACGCCGTGCAGCCGCAGGCCTGGCAGAAGCACTTCGGCATGGACAAGCTGAAGCGCGCCGCCGACGAGAACCCGGCCCAATTCGTCAGCCGCAAGAAGGCGCACGCCCGTGGGCTGGCCATCGAGCGCTTCCCGGCGCTGGCCGAGCAGCTGCGGCTGGTGAAGCACCACAACCGCTCCGACGCCCTGCTGCTGGCGGTGTTCGGGCAGGCGGAGTTCGCATGACCGCGTGGAGCGAGGGCAAGATCGCGCGCGCCATCGCGCTGCAGACGCTGGCCAAGAAGTGCGTCGTGCTGGTGGACCGCTGCAACTGGACCGGCCACGAATGCGACGTGCTGGCGGTGACGCGCGACCTGCGCATCATCGACGTCGAGGTCAAGATCAGCCGCGCCGACTTCAAGGCCGACGCCAAGAAGGACAAGTGGTGGCACCGACGGTTCGCAGGAATGACCGAGCGCCGGCCCGTCTTCAACAGCGCCGGACTGCTGACGCACGAGGTGCAGGACGCCATCTACGACGCCACCCATCGGCCGTGGCCGCCGAAAGTCTGGAAGCACTACGTGGCCATGCCGCTGGACCTGTGGCGAGACGGGCTGATGGAGTTCATGCCGTCGCCGGCCTCTGGGCTGCTGTTGCTGAGCGAGCAGCGCAGCAGCCAGACGCCGATCGCCGTGCACTGCGAGCGCCGCGCGACGCCCAACAAGGACGCCGCGCGCCTGACGCCAGCGCAGGCCATCGACATCGCGCGGCTGGCCAACCTGCGGATGTGGGATGCCTACCGGGCCGCGGGTCAGCTGGAGGCATCGCCTTGACCGTGACCCTCGTCCCTCCCGGCCGTGGCCGTTGGTCGCCGCTGGTGCTGCTGTTTGCATTGCTGGGCGGCTGTGGTGGTGGCTCGGTCGACTTCGTCGGACCACCCGACATTCGAGCGCTGCCAGTCGCGTGCGCTGCATCTGAGGTGTGCGCGTGACCACTGCGCCTGTCGTCAAGCGCCGACGCGATTGGTTCTGGGTGCTGCGGACCCTGATGCGCTACGGCGTCAGCATGCATGAGGTTGCGCGGGTCTGTGGGCGTGATGTTGGGGCGGTCAAGCATTGGCAGGACGGCGGCGAACCGAAGGAGTCGGACGCGCGGATCGTGCTGGCACTGCTGGCCAAGCACGCCCCCGATGAGTACCGCAGGCATCAGGCGGAGTACGACATCAGGCTGGAGGTGGACATGTTGACAAAGACCGGAGAGCAGCGGAGGCTCGGGTTCGTGGGGTTGGGGGACTGATGGCCAGGCCTAGCAAGTTGAGCCCGGCGCAGCGCGCAGAAGTTGCGCGTCGGCTGGTTGAAGGCGATGGGGTTCGGGCGCTGGCGCGTGAATTCGGCGTGGGCCCGGCGACGATCATGCGCCTCAGTGTTTCGGAACAGCCGGAACAAGTGCGGAACGTTGCGGAACAGGTGGCGAAGGCTCAGACGGCTCTGGATGCGCTGCCGACTGCGCAGCAGTACCGCGCCCTGAGTTTGGCCGAGAAGCTGCGCAACATCAGTGGAAGCATGGCCGCGGCGGCCGAACTTGGCGCCAAGACGGCGCACCGTCTGCATGCGCTGGCCAATGGTCAGGCAGCCAAGATCGACGACACAGATCCCCTGAAGGATCGGGAAGCGCTGCAGGGCGTGGCCGCGCTGCTGAAGATTGGCAACGAGGCCGGCGTGTTGCCGTCCAACCTGATCAGTGCCAGCAAAGACGCGGTAGCGAAGGCGAACAGCGGCGACCAGGAGGACAAGCCGGCACCGATCCGTGAGCGCCTGGGCCTGGAAGACTGGAAGAAAGCGCACGGGCTGGCCTGATGTGGTTTCCGCAGAAAGGCGCCCAGGAGATCGCGTGGTCGGCCGACTGGTGCGACGAGTTGTTCTATGGCGGTGAGCGCGGCGGCGGGAAATCTGACCTGCAGATCGGGTTTCAGGAAGACGGTGCGCTGACCTACGGCAAGCACTGGCGCGGGATCATGTTCCGCAAGACGTTCCCCGAGTTGGAGGAGTTGCAAGCCCGCGCGATGGAGGTGTTTCCGGGCGAGGGTGCCGTCTTCAAGACTCAGCCGAGCGCCGAGTACCCGTTCTCGTCGTGCTGGTACTGGCCGAACGGTGCCAGTGTGAAGATGCGCTACATCGAGAACGACAAGGACTATGGCCGCTACCACGGGCACCAGTACACCGGGATCAGCTTTGACGAGGTGACCGAGTACGCCACGCCGGCCGGTCTGCTCAAGATGCTGTCGACGCTTCGAAGCGCTTATGGCGTGCCGTGCCGGGTCCGGCTCACCGGCAACCCTGGCGGCATCGGGCATGTCTGGGTCAAGGCGCGCTACATCACCGCGGCGGCGCCCATGATGCCGTTTACCGACCCGGAAACCGGCTTCACGCGGATGTTCGTGCCGTCGCGCATGTCGGACAACGCGATCTTGATGCGCAACGACCCGGGCTATCGGACCCGCATCTTGGCGGCCACGGGTGGGAACGAGGCGCTGCGCCAGGCGTGGCTTGAGGGCAACTGGGACATCGTGGCTGGGGCGTTCTTCGACAACATCACGCCCGCGATCTACCTGCCGCGTTGGTCGCCGCCGAAACACTGGACGCGGTACAGGTCGTTCGACTGGGGCAGCGCGCGGCCGTTCTCGGTGGGCTGGTGGGCCATCGTGGACGACGACCATTGGCTGACGCTGCGCGACGGGTCGGAGCGCATGCTTCCCCGTGGGTCGATCGTGCGCTATCGCGAGTGGTACGGCTGCAAGCCTGGGGAGCCGAATGTCGGCCTGAAGATGAGCGCCGAAGCGGTCGGTCGTGGCATCAAGGAGCGCGAGCGAGACGAGAAGATCGACGAGCAGCTGTCGGTAGCCGACCCGTCGCTGTGGAAAGAAGACGGCGGCCCGTCGCTGGCCGAGAAGATGCTGAAGTGCGACCCGAAGCAGCCGGATGCGATGGTGGGGCCGCGGTTCCAGCCGGCCGACAATACGCGGGCGACGGGCTGGGCACAGGTGCGCGCCCGGATCGGTGGCGCGATCAACGGCCCAGAGGCGGAGGACGAGCCGCCGATGCTTTTCGTAACCGAGGACTGCACCGATTGGCGGCGGACGGTGCCGGCGCTGCAGCACGACAAGAACCGGTTGGAGGACGTGGACACCGATGGTGAGGACCATGCGGGCGACGACACCCGTTATGCCTGCATGGCGCGGCCGATCAGCCGGGTAGCCCGCAAGCGCACGCCGAGCGGGCCGAAGCCGTTCACGCTGGAATGGGTGCTCGCACAGAAGTAGCGCATTCGTGGGGAAAACGCCCGGCCGTCTGCGGCTCAATGGGCGTATGAGCATTGCAGCCGCCAACGTCGCGCCCGCCTTTGAGTTCCGCCAGCGTCTGACCGCGCAGGATCTGCGCCGGCTGGTCGAGCCCTGCGTCATCTTCGAGCACGACTGGTTCGATACCGACGGCGAACGTTGCTGGTCCTACACGGTGGGCGGCATGCTGGACGGCAAAGCCGTTGGCGACATGCGCGGCGGGGCGACGGTCGGCGGTGAGGTGATCATCGTCCATGCGGACGACCGTGGCGCGGCCGATGCGATTGCCTCGCTGGGCCTGATGGACACCATCACCGCGCTGGATGGCGAGCAAGCGGTCTACATCGAAGCCGAGGCCGCGAAGGCGCGGCTTGAGTCTGTCGGGCCTGTGCGCCGGCTGGACCTGTCCACCGCTGCGCCGGCCGACACCTCCGACGAATTCGTGCGCGACGCGGCGGCGATTCGCAAGCTGCGCGGGGATGACATCGTGTTGACGGTTGGCGGCTTGGACGAGGCGCCGACGAAGTGAGTTCCCGGCCGGTGCTGGCCATCATGTTGCACCCGGATTGCAGGGCCGTTCTCTGCCGCGACTGAAGGACTTTCATCATGGCTCAACGCCTCGCCTCCCTGGGTACTGCCGGCTCGGCCGCGGACACCATCACCATCTCGGGCTCGACCAACGCGACGCCGATCGTCATCACCCTCGGCGCCGGCCACGGCAAGAAGACCGGCGATCGCATCGCCATCGCGGGCATCACGGGCAACACCGCGGCCAATGGCGAGTGGACGCTGAACTTCACCGGCACGAACACGGCGCAACTGCTGGGCTCGGTGGGCAACGGCACGCACGGCGGCACGCCGCGCGTCGCGACCATCTTCGACCAGGCGCCCGGCCTGATGCGCGGGCATGCGGCCGTGATCTCGCTCGGCGGCAACTTGGTGGGCTCGCTGACGCTGACCGGCTTCGAGTCGTACGCCGAGTTCGCGGCCAACGACAACAGCCTGCTGGGCACTGTGGTTGCTCCGGTGCAGGGCAACGGCGCCACCGGCGTGACCAACACCAATGCCACGTCGGCGAGCTCGTCGACCAAGGCAACCAGCGTGATCGCGCAGACCGCAGCGATGGCCGGCCTGGAACTGGAAGTGAAGCTGAACCGCTACGTGCACGCGACGGTTTCGGCCTACACCTCCGGCTCGATCTACCCGACCATCACCGGCTGACCGATGGCCGACGTCTCGATGCCCGGCGATCCGGGAGCGATCCAGCAGCCGCAGGGCTCGGCCGCGCCTGACCGCGTGGTGAGCGAGCAAGACAAGGCGCTGGCGCGCGACTGGCTCAAGCGCATCGAGACGGCCCAGGCCACGGAACAACAGAAAAAGGCGCTGAAGGAGTTCGAAGAGAACCGGCGCTGGCTACGCGGCATTGACCCCGAGACGGGGAAGCGGCTGCGCACCAACTTGCATTTTGCGAACTTGGCGGCCATGCGGCCCCAGGTCTATGCGAAGGACCCCGAATATTCGGTGGAGCCGACGACGGCCGTCCCCGAGGATCGGCTGCCGTTGATGAAGGAGTTCGGCGGCACTGCTGAGACGGTGCTCGGCCACTACCTCGTCAAGGGCGCGAAGCTCAAGAAGCGCGCGAAGCGGCTGCTGACGAGCGCCTACACCAACGGCATCGGCTGGTGGAAGTTGGCCTGGCAGGAAGACCGCCGCGCCGATCCGGTCGTGATCAATCAGATCAAGGACACGCAGGACAACCTCGACCAGTTGTCATTGCAGCGTCAGCAATTGGACGACCCGCAGGCGGCTGGCGACAACGAACTGAAGGTGGCGAAGCTGCGCGAAACGCTGGCCGGGCTTCAGACGCAATCCGAGGTCGTCGTCGCTCGCGGACCGGTGCTTGACTTTGTGATGCCGGACGACATGCTCGTCCTCGATCCGTCGGTGCTCGAAATCACCGACTACGAGCGCGCCGAGGCCCTGGCGCATGGCATATGGATGACGCGTGATGCCTTCCAGAAGCGATTCGGCTATGAGCCGAAGAGGGGGCGCATCTACGCCGAGGCCAAGGCCGGCCCGGCTGGCGGCAACGGTGCGCCGAATGCCGACACGCGGGCGCAGCTGCTGCGGGTGTGGGAAATCTGGGACCAGACCGCCAACCGCGTGCACACGGTGTGCGAGGGCGACGAGGGATTCTGTCGTGAGTCGTACTCTCCGGACTGGACCGGGAAGCGCTGGTACTGCTTCTTCCTGCTGGCCTTCAATGAAGTGGATGGCGGCTTCTACCCGCTGTCGGATGTCGGCCTGACCTGCGAGGTCGTGAAGGAGTACAACCGAACGCGGGACGATTTCGAGCGCGACCGCCGCAGCAGCCTGCCGCTGAACGTGGTTCGCAAGGGTGGGGCGCTGACGCCGGCCGACGTGGAGCGCATCGCGAACCGGCAGGGGTCCGATGTGGTCATGGTCGAAGGCGGGTCGGGTCGACCGCTGAACGAGGACATTTGGTCGGGCCAGTTGGCGCAGATCAGGCCGGAGAACTACGACACCAGCGCGCCGCGCACGGACATGGAGATGCTCGTCGGCGGTGGTGACGCTGCCCGCGGCGCGGTGCTGAAGGCCAAGACGGCGACGGAAGCCGAGATCCTGGCGCAGGGTCTGCGCGGCCGAAGCGCCGAACGCACCGATGTGATCGAAGACCTTCTGACCGACGTCGGCACCTACGCGCTGGAGATGTGCCTGCGCAAACTTTCGCCGCAGGACGTAATCGAGATTGCCGGGCCGAATGCTCAGTGGCCCGCGTGGACTGCCGATCAGGTGTTCAAGCAGGTGTCGCTCGGCGTGCGCGGCGGCTCGACCGGCAAGCCCGACCGACTGCAGGAGCAGGACCGCTGGACGAAGCTGCTGCCGGTGATCGAGAAGGCGATGGCCCAGGTCGCGGAGTTGCGCCAGTCGGGACAGAACGACATGGCCGAAGCGGTGATCGAGCTCGTGCGCGAGACGCTGCGTCGGTTCGATGAGCGGGTGGACATCGCGCAGTTCTTGCCGGCGCCGAAGGAAGGCGAGCAGGATCAGGGTGGGCTCAAGGTCACGCCCGAGATGCTCGACCAGGCCAAGCAGATGGTGCAAGAGTTGCAGCAGAAGCTCGCCGACTGCGAGAAGGCGCTGCAGGACAAGGCGGCCGACCGCGATGCCGACATCCAGAAGGCGCAGATCACCGCCGCGGCTTCAGTGGAGTCGGCCGAAGAGGTGGCGCGAATCAAGGCGGCGGCCGAGGTCGAGGTGGCGCGGATCAACGCAGCGGCCAAGGCGCTGCAACCCGTGCCGGCCGAGCCTGCGGGGGTCGTTGGCGTACTTGACGGCTTGGACGCCCAGGACCAGCGCAGCGATGCGGCTTACCCCGAGGCCGGGGAAGATGTCCCCGCGGCGCATGCGGCCGTGGCCGCGATGATGGGCGCGCCGGTGGAGGCGATGGAGCCCGGCGAACAGCCGCATCTGCCGCCGCAGGGTTGATTCGTTGAGAAAACACGAAGCCTGAGCGGGCATCCTCGCGACACAACGACTGCATACGCCAAACCGCCATGATCATTCGCCGCCTGATCCGCCATGTGTACCGCCGCCCCGCCGATGGTGAGGGCGGCGACCTGGGGGGCTCTCCCGTTGTCGAGACCGCAACGTCGGCAGCCGCTCCGGCGCCCGCTCCGGTCGCGTCTGAGCCGGCTGCCGCTCCGGCGACGATGCTGGACGCGCTGAACAAGCACTGGAGCCGCGACGAGCTGGGGCGCTTCGCCTCTCCCGCCGAGAAGGCTGCCGCGGAGGCCGCGCAAGTCGCCAAGTTTGAAGCCCCGAAGCCCGCCGATCCGGCTGCGCCCGAGGACATCACGGCGATGCCGGAGGGGTTGGGCCAGAAGGCGCAGGAACGTTTCCAGAAGCTCGCCACGACGAACCGCGAGTTGACCGAGCGCGCGCAAGCGATGGAGAGCCAGGTCGGCTACATCCGCGAGACGTTCCAGGCCAACGGCATCAAGCAGGACCAGTTCGAGCAGGCCGTGGGCTTCATCGGCGCGATCAACCGCGGCGACTACCAGGCGGCCGAACAGCTTCTGCTGGGGCAGCTTCAGCAACTGGCCCTGATGACTGGCAAGAGCTACGGCAGCGCCGCCGATCCGCTGGCCAGCTTCCCCGATCTGCGCCAGAAGGTGGACGGCTTGCAAATCGCCGAGTCTGACGCGATCGAGACGGCCCGTCTTCGGCACATGCAACAGCAGCGCCAGCAGGCCGACCAGTCGCAGCGCCAGCAGTTCGAGCAGCAGGCCGCGCAACAGCAGGCTGTGCAGACCGCGCAGGCCGACGTCGATACGTGGTGGAAGCAGACCGCTGCGGCCGATCTGGACGCTCCGGCCATCGAGGCGCAACTGCTGCCGCACATCCCGACACTCCTTCAAGGCGTGCCGCCGCAGTCGTGGGCGTCCGTCGTAAAGGCGCAGTACAAAATCCTCAAGAACGCCGCCGGTGCATTCCGGCAGCCCGCTGCGGCAGCACCCGCGGCGCTTCGTCCGACCGGCGCCGGTGCGCAGCCCCAGGCGCGCCCGACGTCGATGTACGAGGCCATGTGGAACCGGTAGCGATGCCGGGTGCGTAACGCGGCATCGCGCACCGCACAACAGGCATGGTCCCGGCCTGGGGGAGAAATCCCCAAACGGGCACACAGGCTGAAAGCTGGGCTCGCCGCCAGCGTGTGTGACGTGTCGCCGGGTCGTCGTCGGCAGCAACGGGCTTCGGCCCTGTCCAACGCTTTCGGAGGCTTCCATGCCGTTTTCCGCTCAAGACATCCTCGACGCCGGCAAGGTCGGCCTCGATTTCTTCCTGGCCGCGAATCCCGTCGACCAGGTTGCCATGCAGCGCCCCCTGCTGAAGGCCCTTCAGGCCAAGAAGAAGGAGGCGCCCGGCGCCAAGCAGTACGTGGTCGAGCAGCTGCGCAAGACCTACGCCAGCAACTTCCAGTGGTTCAACGGCAGCAGCGTCGTGACCTACAACCGCCGCGTGACCAACGAGCAGGCGAACTACGCCTGGCGTTCGTGCCATGACGGCCTGGCGCTGGACGAAGACCGCCTCGCGCAGAACGGCATCATCGTCATCGACGATGCCAGCAAGGCCACGTCGGCGACCGACGCCGAGAAGATCCAGCTCACCAATCTGCTGGAAGAGCAAGCCGAGGTGTTGCGCCTGGGCTTCCAGGAGCAGTTCTCGTACCAGTTGCACCTGGACGGCACGCAATCGTCGGACGCGATCACCGGCCTCGACGGCCTGATCTCGCTGACGCCCACCAGCGGCACCGTGGGCGGCATCGATCGCAGCGTGGCGGCGAATGCGTACTGGCGCAACAACGTCAGCACCGGCCTGACCACCACGACCAGCACCGGCACGATCCTGAACAACATGGAAGTGATGTTCCGGCAGTGCACCCGGAACGGCGGCCGGCCCGACCTGATGGTCGCCGGCTCGACGTTCATCGACGGTTATCGCAACTTCGTGCTGAACACCTTCGGCCGGATGGACTTCGGCCCGTCCAACACCAAGAAGGTCGAGGGCGGCACCGAGATGCTGACGTTCCAGGGCGTCGACATCCAATGGTCGCCCGAGTTCCAGGAACTGGACGCCCGCTATGCGCCGTCGACCCCGTGGGAAAAGCGGTTGTACATGCTGAACAGCCAGTTCATCAAGCTGCGCCCGGTTTCAGGGCACGACATGGTGACGCGCAAGCCGCCGCGGGCCTATGACCGGTACGAGTACTACTTCGCCATCACCTGGCGCGGTGCGGTGACCGTCAACCGCTCGAACGCTCACGGCGTGGCCGCGCTGGCCTGATGTGACGTGCGGGCCGTCTTCAAGGGCGGCCCGCCCGATTGCAGTTGCCCATGCTCCAGGCGGTGGTGTGGGTTTGGGTCGGCTAAACGCCGGCCCCTTTTTGACCGCCGACCAACAAGGAGCCAGCATGGCCACTCGCAAACCCGCCGAAGCCTTCGACAACACCAACGTATCGCGCCGCGTGCTCGTGACGATCCGGCGCGATCAGACCACTTCGACGCCGCGCGTCGTGTGGCGGCATGAAATCCCGATCCTCGAAGCCATCCACGGCGAAGGCAACGCGGAAGAGACCGATCGCGCCGCGCTGGATGAAGGCTTTTCGGCGCGCGCTGCGCCTGACATGCTGGTCTACAACAAGCGCCAGGACGCCGCGCGCCGGCCGAGCGAATCGGCGGGCCTGGACTATGCGTTCATCGGCAATCCCGAGGCCGAGTACGAGCGGCTTGCCGCGGTGTACGGAAAGCATCCCGAGGTGAATCAGACCTGGGTCGAGAACATCTTCGGCCGGTTCAAGGCGGGCCTGTTCGCTCGCACGCTGGGCTCGGCCAAGATCACCGATCTGCCGCCCGCGCAACTGCGCGACCTGATCTTGGCGTGGGGCCACGCACTGCCCATCGCCACCAAGGACAGCACGCCGGCCGAGCGCGAAGAGGCGGCAAAGGCTCACGCCGCGTTCCACGGCCTGGAACATGCCCAACTCGTGAAGCTCGCCGAAGACGTCGGCGTCGAGCTCGGCACCTGATGGAGAGCCACATGCTGGTCATGATCATCCGCGACGGCGGCGCAACCAAGATCCCGAAGGACGTGGCGGACATGGACGCGGTGGAAGCTTTGCGCGCCGCCGGGCATGTGGTCGAAGTTCCGGAGGCGATCGAGCCCTCTGTCGGAGAAGTGTCGCCCGGGTCCGAGGCGGTCAGCCAGCCGGCGGCCAAGAAGGCGGCCAAGAAACCCAAGGCCTGACCATGACCTACCGCACCCTCGGCGAACTGGAGTCCGAGCTTCTGGCTCGGCTCGGCATGGGCGCCCAGGGCGCAAACGGGGCCGCGCAGATGCTGCTGCGGTCCTTCCTGCGCAACGGGCAGACCCAGCTCTACTGGGCGCAGGACTGGAAGCACCTGATCGACTACGCGGACAAGAGCCTCGGCGTCGATCAGAACCGGCTCGACTATCCGACAGCCGGCACGATGGATGCCTCGCATTCGTGCGTGCGGGATCGCCGGGTGTTGCGGATCGAGACGGTCTACAACGGGCAGTGGCGACGCATCCCCGAAGGCATCCGCACTGAGGACTGGTCGAAGATGGCGGTCAAGTCGTACCCGGTGCGATGCGAGCGGTACGCTCAGCTTCTGCTGTACCCGATCGCGAATCAGATCTACACGATCCGCTTCTGGTACGTGGCCGATCTGCAGCCGTTCACGACGGCCGGCGACCGCGCAACGCTGGATGACGAGATGATCCTGCTGCACGCGATGACCAATGCGAAGGCGCACTACCGGCACCCGGATGCAAAGCTATACGAGGGGCAACTGTCGTCGCTGATGGCCTCGCTCCGCGGCCAGTCGTTCTCGTCCGATGGCGTGTACCGCCGCGACGAGTCGCGCGAGATCGAGCGCAAGCCGGCCGTCGTCGGACGGGACGTCTGAACATGCCGGCGATCACCTACAAGGAGTTTTCTGGCGGCCTGGATCGGCGTCTTCCGATCGGCGTGCAGGATGCGAATCGGCTCTGGGAGTTGAAGAACGCCTACATCACCAGCGGCAAGAAGATCGCCAAACGGCCCGGCCTGAAGCTCGTCAGTGCCGGCTTGAGCGGAAGTGTCGGCTTGGCCGCGATGAATGGCGTCCTGTGCGTGTTCGTTGAAAGCGGCTCGACGTTCACGGCGCCTGATGGTGTGGCCGCGTTCACCTTGACCGGCTACAGCGGGGCCGCATGAGCATCACCGCGGTTCTCTGGGCCGGGATGTACCAGGGCTATCCGTATGTGGTGGCCCAGCATTTCGCGCTCGTTGGCGTCGCCTACCCGCCCGGCATCAGTGGCCCGTCGGTGCTGCGTTGGCAGTACATCACGAGGCACCACTACGTCGACGGCGCCGGCTCGACGATCATCGCCGATTCGAACTGCCCCCATGGGGCCAGCGTCACGAAGGCAGCCGGCAGGATCTACGGCATTGGGTCAAGTGTCGTGCGGTACTGCGCTGCCGGCGCGGCGCGCGACTGGACGACGGCCAGCGACGCGGGGTTCTTGCCTGTGTCGCTGCAGCAGGACACGACGGCCGACCCGACTGCGGTCGGCACGTTCGAAGACACGTTGGTCGTGTTTTTCTCCGATGGTTCGCAAGTCTGGGATGTGGCTACCGACCCGACGGCGAACGCCATTCGTCGGCGGATGTACGGCGTCGGGACGGAGCACGCGCAGAGCTTGGCGAGCTTCTACCGGGACCTGACCTTCGCCAGCGCTTTCGGCGTGCGCTCGATGAGCGTGCAGGAGGTGGTGAACCGCTTCGACGAGACGGACGTCGGCGTGCCTGTCGATGTCCTTGTGCGCGAGGCCCAGGCGACGCATGACGCGGCAACGGCTGATGTGAACGGGCAGCCAGTCATCGCGGCATGGATTCCTCAGTTTGGGCAGTATTGGGTTGTCTACTCGGACGGGTCTGGTGGGTCGCGCGTGTTCGCCTACAGCTTCAGTCGGTCCAGCAAGCTCGCGGCGTGGAGCGAGTACACGTTCCCGATCGCGATCAAGGCGATTGCCACGCTGGCCGGCAGGGTCTACGTGCGCGATGAGACGTCGCTGTACGAATTGGACTCAGCCGTTTACACCGACAACGGCGCGCTGATCGATGTCGACGTGCAGATGGCCTACCAAGATGCCAAGATGCCCGGCGTCGAGAAGATGTTCTATGGCGCCGACTACGTGTTTTCGGGCACGGCGACGGTGAGCTATCTGTACGATCCGCGCGACCAGGGCAAAGAGACCATCGCGCAGCAAGTCACGGGCGACAGCCGGCCCGGTACGCTGGTCCCGGTCGAGGTGACGTGTGCAGCCATCGCGCCGCGGTTCCGCCACTCGGCAGACGAGGCGTTCACGCTGGACATGGCCTCGCTCTACTTCCACTCGCTGACGGTGCAGACGGGGTGATCCAGCTGCGCGACCTGGCGCTGGCCGATGCGCTGGCGGTGGTGTCCGACATGCGCCAGATGGACGCCGAATGCATTCGCGCCGCATGTGGCCAGGAGCCGGGGGAATGGTTTGCGGTGGACCGGTGGCGCGCTCACGGCGCGGCCTGGACGCTGCTGCAGGATGGCATCCCGGCGGCCATCGGTGGCCTGTCGATGCCGCAGCCGTGGCTTGGCGTGTTGTGGCTTGTGGCTCGGCCCGGCATGTCACCCGCATCGTGGCGAAAAGCCCTGCGGACAACGCGCACAGTCATTGCTAGTGCGCCGAGGGCTGGCGTGCACCGCGTGGAAGCGCATGTCTTGAGCGGGTGGGCTGAGGCTTCAAGGTTCGCCGAGGCGCTGGGCTTGACGCTTGAGGGTGTCCGCGCGCATGCGGGCTCGCGCGGCGAGTCAATTGAGGTCTGGGCTTCGGCTGGGGGTGCGTAATGTCAGGTGGATACGTTGGGCCGAATGGGCAATGGGTGACTCCGCCGGATCAGGCTTCGAATGGGCTGTTTGGGCAGATGGCTGCGATGGCGGCCGGAGAAGGCAAGGTCGGCTATGTCGCGCCCGCCACGGGCGTCCCAGCCACAGACGCGGCGGCCATCATCGCCGCCTTCGTGGCGGCCAATGGCGGCCGAGTCGAGTTCCCGTCTGGCCAGACCTACGTGGTCGGCGGCAAGGGCGCACAGGTCGTCTACTTCGGCACGCTGCCGAGCCTGATTGACTTGCGCGGCTCAACGATCCAGGTCCGACCCGAAGTCACCGCGGCAACCACCAGCGCTGGCGTGAGTGCGGGGGCGACAAGCATCCCGCTCCAGGCTGGACAAGGGGCGCTATTCCAGGCCGGCGACTACGTGTCGCTGCACTCGTCGGCGTACAGCGGCCTCGCATTCGCCAGTGGCATCCCTGTGTCTGCGGTGGTCGGCGACACGTTGACAGTTCCCGCGATCACCTTCGACTCGTCCGCTACCAGCGTCACGTCAGGCGCCTTCGTGCAGCACGACAACGCCTGCATGTACCTTCAGGGGTCTGCCAGCACGCTGACCGGCGTCGCGCCCCTGACGATCCGCAACGGCATGTTCGATGGCAACGGGGCGGCCCGGATCGCCAACGGCCTGCGCCAAGCGTGGTCGTGCCACAGCATGCTCCATGTCTCTGGCATTTCATTGCGGCTGCTGAACAACACGTTCAAGAACGCACCGTGCGACACGGTTCTTCTGGCGTCCGCACCGTTCTTCAAGGCGATCAAGAACCACGTCGAAAACGGGTTCGGGAATGGCTTCCACATCGGCGGGTCGGTGAGCGCGACGGGTGATTGCATCGTCACCGGCAACAGCTTCCTGAACGTCACGCAAGCCACTGGCGCGACGACGCCGACGATTGACCAGTACCAGCACACCTACCAGTCTGGGCCGGTGTGCACGAGCAATGGGCCGTTCAGATCCGTCGTGGCGAACAACGTCATGGACACCGCTACCCGCTGGGGATTCGCGGCGGTCGACTCCAACGACACGGACATCAGCATCACCGGGAACGTGTTCTCGTCTTGCGGCGGCGGCGCCTGGCATGTGTACAGCTCGGGCAAGAACTCCACGATCACCGGCAACACGGTCAAGGCATGCGGCCGCGACGTGCCCGATGCCTCCGGCGTCAATCTGGAACTCACCGCAATCAAAGGCGCGTCTGGCGGCGGCGCGTCGACGAACACCACGGTGACCGGCAACACCTTCACCGACTCGGCGCTCTACATCGGCATCGACGCGACCGACGTGACCGTCGTCGGCAACACCTTCAACGCCCAGGGCCTCTCCAACGTCAACGGCTCGACGAACACCAATCTGACGGCGGTGATCATGGCCGTTGCGTCGTCGGGCGGTTGCAAGCGGCTGACGGTGAAAGGCAACACGATCAGCCTCCCGTTGAACAACAACAACTCCCTGAACGGCATTTCCATTGGGGCGTTGAGCGATTCGTCCATCGAGGGCAACACGATCAGCGGCGGCCGGATGGGGATCAGCGTCGGCGGCCTGCAGACGAACGTCAAGATCACCGGCAACAACCTGAGCAACCAAGGGGTTGCATCGGGCGGCACGTCTCCGCACGCGATCTATGCGCTGGCCGCCAGCGGCTCGCGCGGCCTGGACATCAGTGGGAACAACATCTCCGTCAGTTCGACCGTCGGCGCGGCGTGGATCGCAATCGACCTGTACGCCAACGGCGTGACGGCCGGCACGCTGACCTGCAACGGCAACAACATCAACATCAGCACGCGGCCGACCGGTGGCGCGACGGGCATTCGCTTCAATCAGACCGCGATCACCTGGTCGGGCTTCCAGATCAGCGTGAACGACAACTTCATCGCTATGGCCAACGCTGCGGACGCGCCGATCGTCCCGCCTGCTACCGGAGCGACGACGGTCCACTTCCTGCGCAACCGGATGTTCGGCGGCAGCACTCCGACGTTTACCGGCAACACCACCGCCATCGGCGGCGGCACGGATTCGAACTTCTACGCATAACTTCGCGCCATCGGCAGCAATTCACAAACACGAGGACAACATGGGCGGCGGCGGTGATGGCGGATATCAGGATCGACAGAACGCAATCGACAGCGACAAGGCTGCCGCTCGCGCAAAGCTCAACGAGTTGTTCGGAGTTGGCGACACCCCTGCCGCGCAGGCCAACAAGACCGCGGCGGATGCGCTTTACAGTAAGGTGCGCGGCGATGCTTTCAGCGCCGGCAAGACGCGCGTCGACGAGCAGCGAGGAGCGGCCGGGCGCAACCTGAAGTTCGAGCTGTTCGCGAAGGGCCTGAACGGCGGCAGCGTGGACGTGGATCAGAACGCGCTGCTTGGTCGCACCTACACCCAGGGCCTGACCGACCTTGGCGCGAAGGCTGATGCGACCGCGGCTGATCTGCGCGGCAACGACACTGCGGCCCGCCTGCAGCTTCTCCAGTCGATCGACAGCGGCATGGATCAGGGCAGCGCGGTGGGCAGCGCGCTCGGGCAGATGAAGGTCAACAGCGACAAGGCGGCGGCCGACGCCACAGGATCAAGCATCGGCGACCTGTTCGCGAATGCCGGGCTGCTGTACCAGAAGAGCCAGGCGTCGCAGGGGCGCTCGGCGGCAAATGCGTGGTGGCAGCAGAACGGCGGCGCTTACATCCCACGCGGCACGAGCGGCAGCCTGTCGTCGACGGGCTGAACAAGGAGAACGACATGGGGCCAGCATTGGCGACCGCCGGCAACGGCCTGGGATCGGGCCTGGAGATGGCCGGCATCGAATCGCAGCAGCGGCAGCGGCAGCGCATCCTCAACGATCAGCTGAACCGGTCGGCCAAAGTGCAGCAGCAGGGCTCGGCGGATGTGCTGAACGAAGCGCAGACGATGGCGCCGGCTGCGCGGATGGCAGCCATGCAGGCGGCCGAAGACCAGACCGCGGCGCAGACGCAGAAAGACCTGAGCGGCGCCGACCTGATCGACACCGCGGCCGATGGCGGCAACCAGTCGCAGGCATTCCTCGCGGCGAAGGCCGACCGCGCGCTGAGCGAGGGCAACCGGCTGACGGCACTTGCTCGCGCGGCGGCGAAAACGCGCTCGGTCGGTCAGGTACAGCAGGGCGAAGGGCTGCGGCGCTCGGCGCTGGCCGAGGCGCTAGGCTCGATGTACTCAACCAACCGCCAGGACGCGCAGGCGGCCAGCATGGACGCCGACTCGACGCCGATGCCGTGGTACGGGCAGCTTGGCAAGGCGGTCACGTCGGCGGGCAATGCGGCTGCACGCTCGGGCTGGTCGGGACGTTGACATGGGCAAGCTCACCACGTTCTCGGCTGGCGCTCGGGGCGCGTCCACGGGGCTCGGCAAAGCGTTGGGCGCGATCCTGGGCGGCGGCCAGTCGTACCAGGATGCCTACGATTCCGAGTTGGGCGCGCAGTCCAACATTGCGCGGGCGCTGGCGCAGGTGCGCGCGTCAGACGCTGCTGCGGGGCTGCACGAGGCGCAGGCGGCTTCCGTCGCAGCGGCTGACGAGCGGGCGAAGGCGCGGCCGGGGCTGGTGGACGCCGCGCTAGCGGCCTATTCCGGGACCGACGTCCCTACGCTCAACGCCTACCGTCAGAAGCTGACCACCGGGCAGGCGCCTCAGGTTCCGATGGGTCCGCCGGCCGAGGATGGCGGCATGGGCGTGGGCTCGCAGCAGTTCTCGCCCGAGGTGTCGTCCCGCATCGGGCAGGCGCTGTCGCGCTTCCTGCCGGTGGCCGTGGCCGACAAGGACGTGAATCCGGAGCAGTGGGCCAAGGCGCAAGGGCTGTACCGCGCGCAGGACCTGGGCGATCAGGTGTTGGCCGGCACGCAGACGCCGGCCGCCGTCGGGCGCGCGCAGGCCGCGGTCGAAGCGAAGCCGCTGTACCACGCTGGCGAGAATGGCGCGGTGCTGGACCTGTTTGGCGGCGGCCTGAACGAATCGGGCGGCCTGGCGCAAGGCAACATCGGGCTGATCGGCGCGAAGACCAAGGAGCAGGCGGCGGCGGCGGCGCACCAGTACGCGGGCGCCAGCGCGCAGACGGCCCAGGCCGCGAAGTTGCGCGCCGAGACTGCCGAGCTGACCTCGCCCGACGCGGCGTCGAAGCTGAGCCCGGCCGCGGTGGAGAACGCGGCCATTCGGTACAACACCGACGGCACGCTGCCGCCGATGGCCATGGGCGCCAAGGGCTCGATCGGTCGCACCGCGATCCTGAACCGCGCGGCAGAGCTGGCGCTCGGCACGCCGGGCAACCAGCGTGCCAACCAGCTTGACGCCAAAGCCGCCGCGTCGTCCCTCAGTCAACTGAGCAAGGCGCAAGCCATGTCGGCAGCCTTCGAGCAGACCGCCAACGCGAACGCCGACATCGCGCTTGACCTATCGAAGAAGATGGACCGCACCGGCGTGCCGCTGCTGAACGCCGGCATCCAGGCGCTGCGGACCGGGACGGGCTCCCCCGAGGCGACGCAGTTTGCCGCCGCGAACGAGACGTTCGTCAACGAGTACGCCAAGATCATGTCCGGCGGCCTGGGATCGGGCCCGGTGTCGGATCAGGCTCGCAAGAAGGCGAGCGCGCTCCTCACCACGTCGATGACGCAGCCGCAGTACGAGGGCAACGTGAAGCTGCTGCAGCGCGAGATGGCGAACCGGATGAAGGGCTACGAGGATCAGGCCGCAACGCTGCGTCAGCGCATCGGCGGTCAGCCGGCGGCGCCCGTTGTCGCGCCTGGCTTGCCGGCCGCGCCCGGCAAGCCAGGCTCCGCGTCCGGCCGCACCGTGACCGTGAACTACTGAGGCGGCCATGCCCTACTCGATCACCACGCAAGACGGGATCACGATCCAGAACATCCCCGACGAGACGCCGGCAGATGCGCCCGAGTTGAAACAGCGGGTGGCGACGATTCGCGCGCAGATGACGCAATCGAAGGACAGCGAGCCGGGCTACGTGGCTTCGCTGGCGGCCGGCGTCGGCAAGGGCGTCGGGCAGACGGCCCTCGGCCTGCAGCACTACATCGGCAAGGGCGTGCAGGCCGTCGGCGACGCATTGGCCCCGGCGCCCACGCTGTCGGGGCTGGTTGCCGGACAGCCGAAGGGCATGATCCAGCGCGCGGGCGACTGGCTGGTGAACGATGCAGCTTCGGGGCGCGCAAAGCTCGAAGGCGAACTGAAGCCGTACAAGGAAGCGAATCCCCTCACGACTGGCGTAGGAGAGGTCGGCGGCGAAGTTCTCGCGACGCTGCCAGTCGGCGGCGCTCTGGCGGCGCCCATCAAAGCGGCGGCCCGCGTGTCTCCCGCCCTGGCCCCTCTGGCGGACGCTGTGGCGACTGCGGGCATGCGTGCGGGCGGCGTCACAGGCTGGGGCGGTCAAGCCCTCCGAGCGGCCGGGGGCGCGGCTGTTGGTGGCGCCTCGGCGTCGCTGGTTGACCCTTCAAGCGTCGGCACCGGCGCAGCCGTCGGCGCAGTGATGCCGGCTGTCGCGCAGGGTGTCGCCAGGGTCGGTGGGGCCGTGGCCGACGGCGTGCGCAATGCCGTTCGTGGGCAGGCGGCTCGCACCGGGGGGGAGATCGGTCGGGCGCTGGAACTGAACACGCCTGATGCGGTACAGCAGGCCATCGCGGCGCTCCGTGCCGGTCAGCAGCTGGTGCCGGGCTCGACGCCGACCGCGGCCCAGGTGCTGGGCACGCCGCAAGCCGGGATCCTGGAGCGCGTGGTGTCGGACACCCGTGGCGGGTCGGCGATCAAGGACGCCTACGCGGCGCAGAACGCTGCGCGGCTGGCTGCGCTGGAGGGCGTGGCTCCGACGGCTCCGGCCGGGTACGCGACGGCGCGGGCGGATACCGGAACGGCGCTGCAGCGGTACGCGCAGGCCGAGGAGGCGCAGGCCACGCGGGCCATTCGCGGCCAGTACGGGGCAATCGACCCGAACGGCGCGGAGGCGATCCCGCTGCCGGTCGCCGACATGCGCGCAGCGGCCAACAAGTTCACCGGCGCGGGCTCGGTGGGCGACAACTCCATGCCGCGGCAGTTCGCTGCGAAGGCCGAGGAGTTGTCGCGCCCGGCTGGCCCTGCCGGCCCGTCGATGTGGGGCGCTGGCGTGCCCGACCTGACGCGACCGGCCGCATGGGACGAAGTGCTTCGGATGCGCTCGTCCCTGAACGAGCAGTGGTCGAAAGCACGAGAGGCCGGCGACAAGCAGGCAGCGGCGGCGCTCGATGCGCAGAAGACGGCGCTCGATGAGGCGATCAGGGCGCACCTCGGCCCTGAGGCGCTGGCGCAGTGGACCGAGGCCAACGCCTCCCACGCCGCCAAGATGGACCGGTTCCACGCCGGCCCGCAGGCGTCCATTTTCCAGGTACGCAACGGCGCGCCGGCGCGCGAGGGCGGCGAAGTCGCCTCGCTCTTCTGGGGCAACCGACCCGGCCTCGCCGAAGACGTGCAGAGTCTGCGCAAGCTGATCGACGACAACCCGTCGCTGCTGGGTCAATTTCGCAGCATGGTCACCACCGAGGGCGCCAACACGGCCGATGCCGGCGGCAAGCTGGGGACGAAGTTCGCGCGTTGGGTCGATGCCATGCGCCCGGGCCTGGAACGCGCGTTTCAGCCTGACCAAGTGGACATGCTGACGCGCATCGCGCAGGACATCCGGCGTAGCGAGGCGGCCGCCGCGGCCGGCATGTCGCGCGGGTCGAACACCTACCAGAACGCGAACAACGCGCTGAAGCTCGGATTGCTGGACAGTTCCGCGGCCAAGTTGGCGGTGGACAAAATCCCGTTCGGCGGTGCCGGCATCGACTGGCTGCGCACGACCATGCGCGACAGCAAGGCCAGCCGGCTCGCTCAGGCCCTGTCGGACGCCAACGCCGCTGCCGATGCCTTGGCTACCGGAGGCGTTCAACAACCGGGAGCGGTTTCGCAGCTTCTGGCGAGCCCGGCGGTGCAGAGTCTGTTCTACCGGGTGCCGGCCCCTGCGCTGGCGGATCGTCGAAGCCCATGAGGCGACGGAAGAACGCCACGACGAAGACGATCCCGGCGAAGATCAGGAGCCGCTTGAACGGGAAGCTGCTGAGGAAATCGAGCATCGCGCGAGTGTAGGCCGGCCCTTGCCATTCGTGGGGAAAACGCCAGCCGCGGGCGTCCACAGTACGGCGCATGAGCCAGCCCGCAGCCTACGCCCCTGCCACCGACTTTTCTGATGACGAGGTCGCCAATGTGGGCGGCCGGTCGACGGTCAGGACGGCGGCCCTCGATGCCGAATTCGCGGCGGTAGCCACCACGCTTTCGGGGGTGCTCGCAAACCTGTCGCTGAACCAACGCGACGACGGGGAAATCCGCGATGGCCGGGTGAAGTTGCACACACTGGCAAGCGATGTGCTGGCGCTGCTCGTGGCCTATGGGGCTACGCCGCGCGGGTCGTGGCTGACGGCCACGGTTTACGCGCTCAAGGATCTGGCGTCGCAGAGCGGGAACACCTACATCTGCGCCGTGCCGCACACGGCGGGCACGTTCGCCACCGACCTGGCGGCCGGAAAGTGGATGCTGTTCACGCTGGGCTCGGCAACGGCCGCGTCAGCAGTTGCATTCGCGCCGACGGGAACCATTGCGGCAACCGACGTCCAGGCGGCGATCAACGAATCCGACACGGAAAACCGAGCGCTGTCGGCGGCGGCATCTGCTGCTGTCGTCGCCGCCCTGGCTGACCTGGCCAACGCTTTGGACGTCACGAAGAACGACGCGCTCCTCGCGGTGAAAAGCGTGCTGACCGGCGCCGTCGCCACGACACAGCACGAGGTCAATTCGCGCGCGGTCTCCGTGTTCGATTTCCTCACTTCGGCGCAGCGGGCCGACGTGCTGGCCAACACGGAAACGCTCGACGTCACGAGTGCGATCCAGGCGGCCCTTACCGCCTTGAGCCCGTACGAAGCGCTCCACTTCCCGGCCGGCACCTATCGCGTGTCGTCGACGCTGACCGTCGGCGTGGACAACGTCACGCTGCACGGGCGGGGCAAGATCAAGTCGGCCACGACCTCGGAGTACGAGTTCATCATCACAGCCACCGGGCGCACCGGCGTGGTGATCAGGGATCTGGAGTTCGACATGAACCAGGCCGCCCGCGCGGCCGACCACACGCAGACCGTGCGCTACCACGGCCCGTATCTGGCCTCCTGCACCGACTGCACGCTCGACAACGTGACGTCGCGCAACACCCTCGGGTTCGGCGGCATCTCGGCTGTGTGCATCGCCATCGGGCAGGGGACGCGGGTCAGGGTCAACGGCTGTCGCGCGCTGAGCGGCGGCACGGCGGCGAAGACCTCGGATGGCATCTACACCAGCGGGCAGCAGAACGTCATCTCGGGCTGCATCGCGGCCAACTGCTACGACACCGGCTTCGTGATCGAGGATTCCGACTTCTCGGTGATCAGCGGGTGCACGGCCTACAACTGCGCGTCGCCGGCTGCCGTGACGGTCTCCCTGTCGACGGATCGCCGCGGCAACACCATCGCCGGCATCACCAGCTACAACTGGGACGCACCCAGCACTGGCGGCATTGCGGTCGCCACCCTGGCATCGACGGGCAACCTTTACGACACGACCATCATCGGCGCGAACCTGTACGCCAACACCGGCAGCGGCTACGGAAGTGGCGGCGCGGTGTGGGTGCGGCGCATCGGCTCTGGCAACGTGATCGGCGTGAACATCATCGGCGGGGTGATCGATGGCGCCGACTACGGGCTCCGCGTCGACGACGGCGCGAACGTGTGCGCGTTCGGCCTCCAGACGCGCAACATCGCCAGTTCGGCCTTCCTGTTCTTGGCCGGCGGCACGCACCAGGTGCATGGCTGCTTCGTCAACGGCGCCGCGGTGGGCATTGACGTGCAGGGGTCGGGAACGCGCGTCTATGCGTCTGGCGGCTTCGTGACGGCGACCACGTCGGCCGGCGTTCAGGCCCTGAACACATCGGTGCTGAACCTGCGCAACGTCGACATCTACGGCATCAGCGGCGGCGTCCGGACCAACAAGGACGTTGGCGCGTTCTTGAACTTCGGTGAGTCGGTCAAGAACCTGACCGTGAACACCGGTGCGACGTACACGGTGGCGGAGCAGGACACCACGATCGTGCAAACCACGGCGGCATCGGTCTACACCCTTCCGTCCGCATCGGCCTACGTCAACCGGCAGCTGGTCATCAAGACCGAGTTCGCTGGGACCGTGACCTCCGCATCATCGAACGTCGTGCCGCTGGCTGGTGGCGCGGCGGGGACGGCCATCCTGGCGGCCACGGCTGGCAAGTGGGCGACGCTGCAGAGCGACGGCACAAGCTGGCGCATCACCACCGCAAACTGAGGAGCCCCCCCCATGCTCACCATCGCCCTGACCATCCTCGGCTACCGCGCCGTCCTGGCAGTCGTCAACACCGGCCCGGCCGGAAGCTGGCGCGCCAAGATTGGCCGCATCCTCGGCAACCTCGCTGGCGGAAACGGCGACACCCCGTGAGCCGCGAACCGGTGGCCGCCGTCGGCCTGGCGGTCGGCATCGCGGCGCTGTACATCTCGCCGCAGCACGTCGCCTCGGCGCTGTCGCTGTATCAGCCCGGCGTGGAGTACGTGGCCGGTGGGATCGAGCGGTGCGCGCTGTGGCTCTTCGCTGCATGGGTGGCCTACGAGTGCGGCCTGTCGGTCATTGCTCGGGTACTACTGTGGCCGGCCTACGAGGGCGGCATGATGGCCGCGTCCCGACTGGCGCTGCCGATGGATCGCATGGTGAAGCTGCCGCCGGGCCAGACGGTGGGGGAGGCGGCTTTCGGCCCGTGGGCGACATGGGCGAGCATCGCCATCGCTTTTTGGGGGGCGGCCTACGTCGCGCAGGGGTTACGAGATGGCCGCCGCGCAGACCGCCGCTGAAGGGTTCACGCTCGCCAGCGTGGGGGCCGGGCTCGCTGCGGCGGGGATCGACCCGTGGTTGTTGTTCTTCGCCTCCCTCGGCGCCGGCATGTTTGTGCTCTTCGCCAGTTCCATCGGACGGTGGCGCTCGCTGGCTTGTGCTGCCTGTGCGCTGCCCCTGGGGCCGATCATCGGGCACGCGGTGGGGGTCAGGTACTTCGCTTCGGACGGCGACGCAATGAAGCTCGCAGCGTTCGTGGCCACGCCGGTGCTGGTGCTGCTGGTCCGGGGCCTCATCACCATGCTCGAAGCCCGCAGCGCTGGCCTGTGGGGAAGCGTGGCCGACCGCGTGACTGGCAAGGGCGGGCGGCCATGACCGGGGCGCAGATCGCTGCCGGGTTGCTGGCCTGCATCGTCGTCGCCGGCTACTTCTGCCGCATGGACGCGTTCAGCATCAAGCGCGACCACCCGGCGATGGGGCTGATCCACTTCCTCGGCTTTGCCGCTGCATCCTGGGTCGGATGCGAAGCGCTCACGCACGAACTGGGGCCATTGCACGGCGTGGCGCTGCTGGGCGCTGCCGCGTGGCTCGGCGGGTCGTACTGGTGGCGTCATGCCGAGCCGCAGGCATTCAACTTCAACCCGGACCACCGACCATGAACTACGAGGCCATCGGCGGCCGGCGCTGGCTCTTCGCGCTGCTGATCTTCGCCACGGCTACCGTTTTGCTGTGGTTCGGAAAGCTCGACGCGGCGGCCTGGGTGAATCTGCTTCAGTGGACGTTCGGCGCGTTCGCGTTCGCCAACGTGGTGCAGCGGGCGGTAGAGGCGAAGGCGGATCAGGCGCAGAAGTAGGTCGGCCCGGCACGATCGCGCCGCGTGAAGCGTGCGGCCAGCGCGCCGTGCGCCACGCGACCATCCGCGCCGGCTGCCGGTATCCCGTCAGCGCGTGCAGTTCGTCAGCGGTGAGGATCAGGGGTTGTTGCATGCCTACCGCTCCACTTCCCGCCCGTGCGTAGGCCGCCACTCGCCCGACCCTTTCGGGCACGCCTCGCGGATCAGCCACGGCACCAGCCGCATCTCCCACTCGTCGCGGTCGATCCAACCGCCGACGCAGATGGCATTGATGTCGAAGACCTGATCCCCGGCCATCGCCACCCAATGCGTCTGCCGGTAGCGGGCCGCCATCGGCACTCCCGGCCGCGTCCACGGGCCAGCCCATTGAACCCGCATCAGCCCGAACCGAAGGCGGCACCGAGCGCCCGGAGCGTCCCTGCGATAGACCTCGCGGTGCCGCGCACCGTGCGCGCGCAGAACGGAGGCCATCAGCGTCGGGTTCGTGTAGCCCTTCGTCTCGAAGTCGCCCAGCTTCGGCCGCAGCTCGTCGGGCGTCAGGTCGAGAACGGCGCAGAGTGCGCCGGGGCCGCAGTTGAAGCCCCAGGCGTCGGCCGCTGCGCTGGCCTCGTCGATGTTGAATCGGACGCGGCGCGGGGTGAGGGTCAGGGTCGGCATGTCACTGCACCGGATGCAGCCGCGCCGGCTTCTTCGGCATGGTCTTCAGCACGAACTGCGCGGTGCCGAGCAGCCGGTCGAAGGCGATGTCCGCGCCCTCGGCGTTGGCCATCATCACGCCGGTGACGCTGGCAAGCTTCATCAGGTAGTTCCCCATCGCTACAGGGTCGGGGCTCGACAGGCGGCAGGCGGTCAGGTAGTCGCCGACGGCTTTCTTCGCCAGGGTCTCGGCATCGGCTGGGGTGGCGGGCTTGCGGTCTTCGGTCATGGTCAGGCGCTCCCTTCGGCCCTCACGACGCGCGACAGCGCCCACGCCCACACAGCGCCGCCGGCCACCTTCGCGGCAAACAGCCCCGGCGCATATGCCAGCGAGAACCCAGCCAGCAGAGGGAACGCCAACGAGTCCACCGCAGCGCCAATCGTTACGCCTCCGAGGCAGCGCTTCAACCATGCGCCACGCGCCAGCCGGAAGGCTGCCCAATCTGCCAACGCCGACAGCGCGAAAGCCGCGAACGATGCCGCAGCAATCCGACCGCTAGCCGGGTTCAGCGCCCAACTCATGGCCGCAGCGGCGGCGATCAGTGCCAGCATCTGACGCGCGCTCATCTTGAGCGCAAGCCAGTTCCGCAATGCCAAGTCTAGGCCGATCAGCACAAAAGCATTGACCGGAATCGACGCGGGGCCGAAGTAGGCAATGCTCAAGTTCGCCAGCGTCAGCGTGGCGGCATAGATCATGGCGGCAATGGTCAGCGTCATAGCAGGCTTCCTTGGTCTGCGGGTTGAAACTCTGGCACGTTGAACGCCCATCGCGTCGGTGCGTTCTGCGATTCGATCCGGGCGCGCATGACTGCGGCGCGGGTGTCTTTGTTGGGCGGCATGTAGTTGCCTCGCCATGTCTGGTCAATGCCGATATTGCGGCCGATGTTGGTGCTGTCGGCGCTGCTGAACGGCAGGCGAGTAAACACCTCGGGGTTCAACATCCGCAGCCCGTGCAACTTCACCAGCGGCTCGCCGTCGTCGTTGCAGACCACGCGCATAGCCCGTGCAATCTGGCCCCACCATGCGGCCGTGCCAATGGTGGCGAACTCGCCAGAACTGCCGATGCATACTCGCGGCCAAGCGCTTGCCAGCCGCTCAAGGCGATCCAGGCTTTCGTGCATATGCCACACCGGGGCGCCAAACCAACGCGGCAATGGCCACTCGGTCAACAGCGCGTCGTTGTCGGACTCGCCGCCGTCGATCACGTCAGGCACGACGGCAAAGTCGCACGACGGGATTCGTTTGCAGGAGGAGGCCCACTCATAGAAGCCGCGCCAGTCCTGCACTGGCTCGCCTTTCTTCCACGCCGAAAACGCGCCGTTGTCCACCGCAAACGACTGGCACACTTCAGCGGCGACGCCCAACTGATCGGAATGCGCGAAGCTCACGAAGGCGTGTCCGGCATCAACCGCGCGCACAGCTGCTGATGCCGGGGTGATGGGCAGGCCGTGGTAATGGATCACGTCTTGCTCCCCGCCAGCCCACGCCAGCGATTGCAGTGGGTCATGGTGTTGCCTCGGCAAACAGGCCTTGTTGATCGTCGTATACCGGGGTGGCGCGGCTCTTGCTCATGCTGCGGTCGTACTCGGTAAACGGGGCTTTTTTCCAGACCCACCCATTGGCCCAGCGCGCCACGTCGCGCAGCTTCTGTGCCGTCCAGTCGTGCCGCACCCAAGGTTCCCGGTGCAGCGCATTGAGCTTCATCAGCGGTTGGACGTGAGGCTCACACCCGCCGTCGATCACGGCTTGGATGCGCGCCATGCACTTGGCGAACGGCTCATTCCCGATCAGCACATAAACCCGCTTTCGCTTGGCGGGCTCGGCGTGCAGCATCCGCATCACGCGGAGCACGTCGGGCAGTTCGTGCGTCTCGTCCAACGCAAAGCGCCACGGCCCGCGGCCGGCGTTCAGCAATGGCGCCCAACGCGCATAGACGTCGGGCGTGAAGGTGGCGGGCTCAAAACCGCTATTCGCATCCAGCAACGGCACACCCTCTGCGCGGTAGCGGTCGATGATGTGCTTCTGGTAGTCGGCCGGTAGGGCGCTCAGATTGTTGTCACACAGGACCGGCCGCACCGGGAAATCCGGCAGCAGCGTGAACTCTCGGCCTTCCATCGCCGGCACGATGCAGAAGTGGCACCCGACAGGACAGCCCCGGCTGGCGATGGTGGCCTGCGGGTTGTGGTGCGCGATCGCGTCCGGCGCATCGCCGCCAAGCTCGGCAACGTCGGACAGTTCATGCCGCATCTTTACCAGGAACAGCGCCGGCCCGCCTGCACGCACGCGATACCCCAGCGCCCGATACCACAGGGCGCGCGCATAGGCCTTGTCCAGCAGCCATGTGAACGCGACGGACAGATAGGCGATGTCGCCTTCGGTCCATTCTGCGAACCCGCCAGACCACGTCATTCGCGGCCCCAAGAGTGCCAGCAGATACAGCGCGCACGCAGCCAGCGCGACAGGGCGCGGTTGGTCATGGCGCGGCCAAGTCGCGCGCGTCGTCGCCTGCATACAAGGGCACGTCGTCGGACAAAACCCGATGCGGCGTAACGGGCAAAAACTTGAATTTTGTAGGCCATGCAATCCGCCCTTGTGCGTTGCGTTCTTTGTGCGGCGTCTCTCCGTCGAAATACCACCGGCGCATCCAGGCGCGAGGGCGGCGCGACAGGGCGCGGTCTTGCAGGAGGTCAGGCATCACAGGACGCCTCCCAGCAGGCGCTCTTTCTCGGCCCGGCGCTCGGCGCTGCGCTTGTTCTCTTCGTCGGTGAGCCACGTCCCGAGGCCCTGGCGGATGCGCTTGGCGGCGTAGCGCTGGCCGGCCTTGAAGCGCTCCACATCGCGCGAGTCGTTCGGCAGGTCGCGCACGTCCTCGAAGAACTCGCACAGTTCAAACGCGGCACGGCGCACGTCGGCAACGGTCAGAGGGTCAACCATGGTCGGGGGCTCCGGTGGGGGTGCGGCGGGTCATGCGCTGTATTCCTGTTCGGCCATCTCACAGAAGAAGCTGCACGACGGCAGTGCCTCGTTGCGCCTGGGCTCGCCCGCCGGCAGTTCGCGCAGCGGGAAGCGCTCGTTCTTCCGCGGGCCGCTTCGGTAGCGCAGGAACCACGACCCCGGTCCGATCTCGTCCTGCACCAGACAGTTGGCCTCGAACTGCTCCGGGAAGTCTTCGCGGATTGCACGCCAGTAGCCTTCACCGCCTTTCACGCACCCGATGCAGTTGGCGTTGTCGTAGCCGAGGCGGTACATCAGCGGCAGTTCGATCCCTGCCCGTTGCACCATGGCCTTGCAGTCTTCTTTGGTCAGCCCGGCGTCGATCAATGGGGCGATGACTGGGCGGTCCGGGTTGCGGTCGCGGAAGTCTTCCAGCCGGTCGGACTCCTCGGCGGTGTATCCGAACACCATCACGTCGCCGGGCTGCTTCCACCCGTCCAGCAGATCGCGCTTCAGGGCACGCGAACACGGCGCTCCGCGCGGCCCCATCATGAACTGCTTGCGCCGAAACACCCGGATCGTGCTGGCGCCGTCGCGCTCGTCGCGCAGCGTGTGGATTGGGCACCCGAACCACGCTTCGGCGTCGGCGGCGAACCGGCGGTTGTCCGGGTGCTCCTCCAGCAAAAAAGCGTTGATGACCTCCACTACCCGCGTTCCAGCGTGGGCGGCGATGGCGAGTTTCGTGGCCACCGCTGACGCGGCGCCGCACGAGAACTGGCAGACGATGCGGTCAGCCATGCTCACCCCCAGCCACCTCGGACACCATGCGGCACCCGGTCGGATTGCTCCCGCACATGCCCTCAGGGCAACCGCAGGGCGTCTCTTCCAGCATGTGCAGATCGGCGTCCAGCACCTCGCACCACACGCGGCGCCGCTTCGGGTCGTCAGACCAATGGAATTGGTGCCAGCCAAGCTCGCGGCCGAGGTAGATCAGCCGCTCCGGCTGGCCCTTCCAGTTGTACCGGCCGCCGCGCTTCATGGTCTCGGGCTTCAGGTCAGCGATTGCCGCCTCCACTGCCGCCGGCAGATCGTTGTGTTGGCTCGAATCGGCCATCGTGTTCTCGTCAGCCATTGGCGCCTCCCGTGCCGGCCGCGCCGTTCGTGGCTCTGCCGGCAACGATGTTTCCGTGCCACCCGCATCGGGCATCACACCCAATGCTTGGCGTGAGGGTCGGCGCCTGCATGTTGCCGTCCCAATGCCAGCGGTGCACGCCCTGCGCGTCGGCGTCAAGCGGCGGTCCGAGCGTCACCGGGATCTCGCAGATTCGGTTCGCGCCGCTCGGGCAATAGAACACGATCGCGTCGACGCCCTCCGGGTTGAGGCCGCCGCCACGCTTGGTCCTGAGGCCGAACTCGTCCCGCGACAGCGGGCCGCCGTTGTAGGAAATCGGGTGCGGTTTCATGCCTGGTCTCCAGCGCTGGGCGAGGGGATGCCGTGGGCGCGCTCGATGCAACGCACGATTTCCGTCAGGCTGTCGAGGCCGTCGCAGATCAGCAGTAGTTCCTCGTCGCGCGCCATGTCTGCAATCTGCTCCGCCGTCAGCGCCTGCGCTTTCTGCGTGGCCACTTGTTGCGGTTTCTGCAACGACTGCGGGACGAGGGGCGTCAAGTTCCGCACCACCACCCACGTCTCGTCCGGCGCGCACAGCGACACAGTCGGACGCCACCCTCCGCCGGGCGGATCGCCATCCACCCATTGCGCGCGGTCATACAGCCACGCCACCGGCTCCGCAGCCACCTCGGCGGGAGCAGGGGGAGCGGCGGCGAGCATGGCGATTGCGTCCTCCTCGCGGCCGGGGCTGTTGGAAAGTGAGAGGTGTCCGATTGCCGACAGCGCGCTTTGCCGCGTGACGTATTCGCCCGGCCCCGCCGGCACTCGGGCGGCCAGCGCGGAGGACAGGGCGGACTCCAGCGCGGTCAAGCGCTTGTTGCACTCGTCGGCCCATTCGGCGGTCGGCTCGACCGTCAGCGCTGCAATGCCGTTGGCGAAGTCTTTGATCTGCGCCATCAGCGCATCAAGGGTGTTGCTCATCGTGTCCTCTCCTTGTGGGTCAGTCCTGGGTGTAGAAGCGGGCGCCGATTGCTCGGCCATGCAAATGCGTGTTGCCGGGGAGGATCGGCGCTCGTGCATGGGGGTCGCCCGGGGAATCAAGCGGCTTGAGCGTCCCAAGCCTGGATGTAGTCGATCAAGTCGCAGCACTCGGCGACGGTGAGCGTTGATGTGCGACGAAACACCACGTCAATGCCGTTGCCGTCCAGCGCCGGCAGGATCGTCGTCGGCTCGCCCTTGGTTCGAAGCCATGCCGCAGTGAAGAGGCGCTTCCACGTCTCCACGTCCTGACGCTGCCCGGCCCACTGGCGCCGCTTGCTGATGTCGGTCAGCGCGGCATGCAACAGGGCGTTCTGCTCAGTGCTGCGGGTGCTGTCCTTGATGGACAGGTGGAGCTTGCGCCCGGCGATCAGGCGAGGCTTCATCCATGCCCAAAGGTCTTGGATGGTCTGGTGGCCCTGCTGTGCGTTCCACAGCGTCGTTGCGTGCGTGGTCATGCTGCCTCTCGCTTTTCGTGCCACCCGTGCGCTTGAGCATCAGCCCATGTGCGCGCGATGTAGCGGTCCTCGGTTTCGTCTCGCTCGGCTTTCGTCCAGCCAATAGCAAGGTCGTGCATCTGGTGGCACCCCATGTGCCCGCCGTGAGGTGCGCACAAGGGAAACGTGAATTCGTCGGACGCCTTCACGCTCTTGCCCTTGCCGTGCTTGGCCTGGTTGGAATGCGCCGCTTGGCTGTAGCCCTCAATCCCGCAGGCGACGCACGGCAAAGACGCCACCCAGCGCAGGTAGCTCTTGCTGCGCCAGTAGCGGAATTTCGGGAAGAGCATCACTTGATTTGCAAGTTGCGGCGGATCTCGACGTGGGCGCCCGGCACCGTTGCCCCGGCCTTCACAGCGGCGGCAATCGCGGTCTTGTCGGGTTCCGCCGGCGGGGGCGGTTTCTGGCGCATGAACTCGGCCGGGATCAGGTCGGGCTCGTCGATCACCACGGCCGACGACGCGCGCCAGCCGATGCGGATACCGGGGCCTTCCACCTTCTCGATACCGGTCGCCTCCAAGCAGCGGGCGAGGTAGGCCCGCAGCTGATCGGCGCGGGCCTCGGTTGCCTTGGCGCGGTCGGCCGCGTCATTGGCCCATTGCTTGATCGCGGCGGCGTCGGCCTCGAAACTGCGGACCATGTAGGCCACAGCCTGCGCCTTGGTTTCCAGTTCGCCGCTGATGCTTTCCAGCGTGTCGGCTACGGTCTGGGCGTCGAGGTCAAGATCAGCGAGGGTCAGCGCCGTAGCGCGGTACTCGTTGGCGATGGCGAAAAGTGCGGTCATGCTGCTACCTTCGGCTTGGCCTGGGCGCGCTTCTCTTCGGCCCATGCGTTGAGTTGATCCACTGCGGCGCTGTCGTTCTGCTCAAGCGCCACCTTCACGGCACCATTCAAAGCGGCCCTCAATTCACCGACGTTCGTGGCGGCCATGATGTCGGCGTGACGATCAGCCAGCCACGCGGCGCGCTCGGGGTTGTCTTCGCGCTTGCGGCCCTCCCACTCGGCGCGAGCCTCGGCCACATACTTGGAGTCGTCCCACCGGCCGCTGAAGATGTCGCCCGCGAACCCGATGTAGCTGGCGCACTTCACCAGTGCATCGGTGACAGACTTCTTCGGGGCGTCCTCGTCCACCATGAAGCCGCCCTTCGACTTCTCATAGACGGCCTTGGTCTGTCCGATCTGCTCAAGCTCGCCGCGCACGCCATCCAGCACGTACCAGAAGCGCACCACAGCCACATGGAGCACATCGGTATCGGTCAGGCGCTCCATGCGCTCATTCAGGATCGTGAAGCCCCATCCGATGCCGCACGGCCCGAATTCGGCGGTGAGTCGTTCGACGATCCAGTACGGCTTGGGACTGTTGCCGCTGTACTGCTTACCGGTGATCGGCTTCACGGCAGCGGGATCGGTGACGCATACACGGCGCCACAGAGTCATGTTGTCGGCCATCAGAAAGCCACCTGATCGGGATTCGCGCCGTTCCGCAGCGCTCGGGCCTCACGCCACGCACGCAGCGCGGCAGAGAGGGCATGCTTCAGGTCGTGCAGGATGTTCATGTGTACTCCTCAGGTTAAAGGGTGGCCCGGCGTAGTTGGCCGCCGCCCGACCGCCGCCCTACGTGGCTATCGCGGGCCGTTGATGGTTTAGCGCAGCAGCGTGAAGCCCTGCAGCAAGTCAGGCCCGGCGCGCCATACCAGCACGGCCACGCCAACAACGGCGGCGGCAACGGCTGTGATCAGCAGCCCGATCACGATGCCGCGGGCGCCCGACAAGTCGTCGCCTTCGCCTCCGGCCTGAAACTGCGCTTCGGTCGCGGTCGCGCGGAAGGCGGCCGGTTGCTCGGCCGTCAGCGGGTTGGGCTCGGCGCCGGGCAGGGTGTGCGGGTCATCCAGGATGATTGCCATGTCAGGTGCTCCACCAGTGAACGAGGACCAGCGCCCCGACGATGCCGATGGCATACGCCAGCACAGCGCCACGAATGCGGCCGGATGAGTGACGCTCAATCACCGGATACCCGACGTTGAAGCGGCAGTCTGCGAGGGTGCGAGGGGTCATTGCTTTTCCTCCGGTGTAGGCGCCTGAACCTCGTTCAGCGCTTGGTGCAGGCCGATGCGGTCAGCGTTCTCTGCCGCCCATTCGATAACGTGATCGGCCTCGTCGTACAGGTCGGCGGTGTCGGCTTCGGTCATGGTTTGCCCCAAACAACAGCGCGGCCGTCCAACAGACAAGCGCAATGTCAAAACACAGGTCCATTGCGGTGCCTGTTGGCGTAAGACTGAAGTTGCCGCTCACAAGTCGGTACAGCCGAGAGAAAAAGCTGATCGAGAACAACACCAACAGCGTCCACAGATAACTGTTCATCACCGCCCCCACTCCGTAGCCACAGCCTCCGGATGCGTCCGGCAGGCGATGCCCAGCTGAATCTCCGCGCCCCACTCGGTCACGATCAGCGCCGACATCCTGTCTGCAACCCAGCGGTTGCCGGTCCAGTAGAGGCGGGCGCGGCCGGCGCCTAGGGTCAGGTGGTAGGTCATGCGGCGCGCTCCTGTTGGCCGCGCTTCCAGTCGGCGAAGTCGCGCTCGTACCTGTCAAAGTACTCGGCGAACGCCTCGCGCAGCTTTGCTCGGTTCGTCGAGTCGGCGCAGTAGTAGCAGGCCACCAGCGAGCGCACGAAGCTACCGCCGTAGACCTCCATCATGTGGAGGGCGTTGTCGAAGTGCTGGGCGCTCATTCCGTCGCCAGCCAGCCGGCCGCCTCGTGCATCAGCGATTCGACGGCCTGACGGCTGTAGCCGCGCGGGTCGTCCAGCATCTTTTCGATCATCAGCAGACTGGCGCGCGCTTCTTCGAGGCTGGCGCGGACGTCTTGCTCGAAGTCGTCGTCCGGCGTGCGCGGGTCGTTTGGGTGGCCGTTGCAGGGTGCCCAGGTGCTCTGGTCGCCGTAGCCGGGTGCGCTGCGGAGGTTCATGGCCGCTCCCGTGGTGTCAGGCGGCGACGGGCTGCGCTTCGGCGGCGCCACGGCCATCGGCCTCGGCCAGCGCCAGCAGTGCAGTCTTGTTCTGGCGCCAAAAACGAAGTGCATCGCGGCCATCCATCTGCACGATGCGGGCGTCATCGAACGTGCGCCATTCGGCCAGCGAATGCAGTTCGCAGCCGATCTGCATGTGCTTGTCAAGGATGTAGACGATCCAGTGCAGGCCGCTGATTTGCAGTGGTGCGCGGTTGATCGTGACGCCGCCTCGCCACTTGGCGCCCGAGAGGTCGGCGCGCGAGAGGTCGGCGCACGAGAGGTCGGCGCGCGAGAGGTTGGCGCCCGAGAGGTTGGCGCCCGAGAGGTAGGCGCCCGAGAGGTTGGCGCACGAGAGGTAGGCGCACGAGAGGTTGGCGCACGAGAGGTTGGCGCCCGAGAGGTTGGCGCACGAGAGGTTGGCGCACGAGAGGTTGGCGCCCGAGAGGTTGGC